AAATAACGACATTTCTCTAGAGGATAATAATGGGTATTTTAAAATTTTCCGATACTGTTAGATTTAGGTTAACTGATTCTAATCTTATTAAAGTGCAAGATGATTATAATGGTGCATTTAAGCCAGAATCAGGAAGACCTGAACATTCATCTGGTATGGGATATACTCCTCAAGGAAATAAATCTTCATCTAGCTTACCAGCAGGTTTATTAGTAAGAATTGCTGCAACTCATTCAGGTTTAATTACTAGAAATAATGGATTCTATCTTCCTGATAAAATGAAAAAGGGAGTTTCTAGTTTTACTGATAATTATGCTAAACCAGTATTATTACATCATAATGATATGAAAGATAATATTGGTCGTATCTATGAAGCTAAATATCGCGATACTTCTGGATCTATTGTTGATAGATTCTCTGATATGACTGTTACAGATCGCAAAGGTAAAGTTAAAGGAACAGTTACTGCTCAATTACTAAAAGATTTAGTAGATGGACGTATGCCTTTTGGTATGCAAGTAGATACAGTAACTACTTTACTAAGAGATTCTCTATTAGAAGAACCATCTTATGAAGGTTTAGGCTATATTGAATTAGTAGCTAATATTACTGATAAAGAAGCTATTCAAAAACTATTAGATGGTCGTTATCTTACTGGTTCTGTAGGTGCTACTACTGATGCCGCAGTATGTTCTGTATGTAGACAAGATTGGACTGATGCAGGACAATGTGAACATAGACCTGGTGGTATCTATGATGGTGTAAAATGTTTTATTATTGCTGGTTCACTAAATTATGATGAATATTCATTTGTTAATGTACCTGCTGATAGACATTCAAAAGTGTTAGAGTTACAATATAATGGAATTAATGATTCAGTAAAAACTGAAGATAAGTACTTTGGTAAATTATTTGAATCTGTATTATCTTTCCCACAATATGACAAGGAGAATCTCAATATGTCCAAGAAAGATGAAGTAACAGTACAAGATTCAGTACAAACAGAGTCAGAAACTGTTATTAATACTGAAGAACAAGTTAGTACTGATACTTCTACTGCTGTTGCAGATTCTGCTGAACAAGTAGTAGAACAAACAGAAGAAGAACCTTTATCTTCATTAGATAAATATCTATCAGGTCATCCTATTTCTGATGAAGAACGAGAATCTTTATATGATTCTATGTATGAAGAAATTGTATCTGCAGTTAATGAAGGCGTTCTATTAATGGATAAAGTAGAACTAACAGATGCAAAATTATCTACAGAGCAACGCAATAAGTTAGCTAAATCAACATTCTGTGGTCCAGATCGTTCATTCCCAGTACCAGATTGCGCACATGTAGTAGCAGCACGTAGATTACTTTCTCGTGCAAAAGTATCTTCAGCTACTAAAGATAAGATTGATTCATGTGTTAATCGTAAAGCAAAAGCTATGGGATGTGATTCTAAGAAAGATGCAGTTAAAGCTAAAGATTCAGTACAAGAAGTTGCTGTAATTGAAACACAAGATACAGTACAACCAGTCTCTTTAGTAAAAGAACTAACTACAGTTCTAGATAATAAAAATACTGCATTTACTGCTGAAGATAATGATTCATTAGCAGCAGTACTAAAATTATTACTTGAAAAAGTTGGACAAGATAGTTTTGTTCAAGCTTTAAAAGTAACAAAAGTCGCGGATAATCTTATTCAAGAAGCGGAGCAAGCGCTACTTGATGAGATTGCGAAACATGAGGAAGAAATTGGTTCTTTAAGAGAAAGGTTAGAAGCTAATCGCAAGGAATATAATAGCCTCTATCAAGACTTTGAAGTGACACAAGATTCCCTTGTTGGAGAAAAAGTAAAGACAAGAAAAGCAATGGAAGCTTACCTAAATACTTTAAAAACCTTATCTAATGGTAAGGCAGATACTTATGATTTTTCTGTTTTCTCAGATTCAGCCCTTCAATCAGAAATTGACCAAGTTCTTAAAGTAGTTGATATGGTAAAAATTACTAATAAACTTGGGGATGGTATGTCTCGTCAACCAACAGGTGAAGTTTCTTCTCCTATTGAGCTACGCGATAATACTGTTTCTACTAAACAGACAGTAGATTCTTCTGTTCTACTCCAACGTATTCGTAAAGATTATACAATCATACGTAATACTAGAGGTGTAGATGCAGCAGAAGCTTTCCTTAATAAACTAAAACAAGAAGGCAAGCTACCTCAAGAATAAGGTAGAGATAAACTTAAGGAGGAAGTAACTAATGGCTTTTGATAGTCTTGGACGTTACGTACCAAATCATAAATCATGGGATCATGTTGGTAATATTCTCCCTGTTGTTGAACACTCAGAAGGTGTTCGTCCAGCAGGTGAATTTAAACCCGCCGCCTGGTTACCTGTTCAATTTTTTGATAAATTTTACGAAGTATACTATGTTGTTACTCCAGGTAAAGTTCTAGCTGCTGATAACCAAGGACGCCTTGTCCCAGCACAATATGGACTAACTGGTGCAACAGTTACCTATACTGAACGTGATGTTGAAGCTGGTGTTGTCGATGTTCGCACTGGTTCAACTCTTCTTCTAGCTAATATTGGATCTTTTGCCGTATCAGGTGTTACTAACTTTATGGGAACTGGCGTCACTATGGCAGTCAGTAAACCATTAGGTGTTGCTCCTTATGGTTATTTTCAATGGGCTGGTGATGGATCTGCTCTAGATGATGGTTTCAATCCAGTAGCTTTCCGTCAACATAATCATAACCTACAACATCAAGTTGCATTACTTTGCGACTATGTATTAGAAGTACCTCTTGTTCCAGCTTCAGCTTCAAGTGAAGCACTAGAACAAGCAAGTTATGCTTCAAACGTCCTAACACTAGGACCTTTGGACAATCTACCAGTTGCTACTAATACAGCACGTACACCTATTACATTTGCTAATAATACACTAACTGACGCTGCTACTCGCTTCGTTCGTCAAGTTGCTACATTAGCAGATATTAAAGGTGCTGGTGATTGGCACATTAACTATACTACTGGTGTTGTTAGTGCATATGCTGCTTCTAACCCAAGCGGTGGTTCTACAGCTTATTCAGTAAGCTATTCTCACTATGCTTCAGCTCCATCAACTGTTTCTAAATTCGTTTGTGCAGTTGGTAATCTAAAAGCTGGTGACTTCGTAAAATGTGATAGTAATAGTAACTTCGTAGTTGCTTCTGGTTCTGATACTTTCCAAGACGTTATTGGTCAAGTATTAGAAGTAGAAAATGTTCTAGGTAAAGATTATCTAGATCGCGTTCGCACTGCCTATTCTTCACTAGATACAAGTTCAACTGGTGCATTACCAGGTTATGCCGGTCAATTGGATCAAATGGCAGGTTCTGCTAACGGTGGAGTTCCAGATAAAGTTCACTTTACTGGCGCTGCTGACAAAGTTGTCAGAATTAACTTGGTATCACGCTAATAGGAGGATTAAAACATAATGAGTGAATTTAAAATTCAAGACGCACAACATCTAGAATTCCTTTGGAAAAACAATGGTCGTGATGTTGACGGCAAAGTAATTAAATTGAATGATGCTCTTTCTGTGCCTAATGCTCCTATGCTTATGCCAAAGGTCATCTCTAATATCGTTAAAGAAGCTATTGAACCACTATTAGTTGGTACAAGTCTTCTACAACGTATTGATTATAAATATGGTCAAACAATTACCTTCCCAGCAGTAGGTGCTCTACAAGCAGCAGATATTGCTGAAGGTCAAGAATACCCAGAACGTTCATTGAACATGGGTGGATCAACAGTAACTGCTAACATCGGTAAAAGTGGTGTTGCAGTAAAAATTACTGAAGAAATGGTCCGCTATTCTCAATTCGACGTTATTGGTATGCATCTTCGTGCAGCTGGTCGCGCACTAGCTCGTCACAAAGAACAAAAAATCTTTAACCTAATCCGTAATCAAGGCGTTCCAGTTTTTGATAACGTTACTCCAAGTTCATCTTTACTAGGTGTTACAACTGGTCGTAACTTAGCAGGCGCTGGCAATGGCTCAGTTACAATGGATGATGTATTTGATTGCTATGCTCAAGTAATCACACAAGGCTTTTTCCCAAATACCTTGCTAATGCATCCTCTAACTTGGGTTATGTTTATTAAAGATCCTGTTTTACGTGCATTTGCACTACAAAACGGTGGCGGTACATTCTTTGCTACTTATACTGGTAACCCAGCTGGACGTGCTCCATGGGATACTAATGGCTTAGGTGTATCTGGTGGACAAAGCCTCCTACCAGGTCAAACTGCTACAGGTGGAACAGCACCACATGGTCAAGAAGCCAGCCCACTAGCTGCCTTCCCACAAACCATTAATAGTGCTCCAACTCTACCAGGATACTTCAATGTTCCTTTCCGTATCATCGTATCACCATTTGTTCCTTACGATCCACGTCGTAAACTAACAGATATCTATATGTTTGATGCAAGCGAACTAGGTGCATTGATCGTTGATGAAGAAGTTATGACTGAAGAATTTAACGATCCACGAGTTGATATTAAAAAGATCAAACTACGTGAACGTTATGGTCTAGCAGTTCTAAATGAAGGTAAAGCGATTGCCGTTATGAAAAACGTACACGTTGTACCCAATGAAATTGTTCTACCTGCTCAAGCAAATATTGATGTTGCTTCTAGCACTCTAGGACCTATTTCACCAACTGCTTCAGTACTCTAGTGGATAACTAGACTAGAATAGAATAATATAATATAATAAAGGGCAGGGCAACCTGCCCTTTTTATTTGTATTTGGAGAATATATATG